AAAATTTATCAATAAGTTTTTTACCAATCGCCATATCTTTTGAACCAACTATCTGTGCAATCTTTTTTGCACCTGCTCCAAACAGAAAAGCATATATAAAAGTTTTAGCTTGGTCTCTATCTGATAGTCCTGCCATGTTCATATTCTTTGTATGAATATCACCATTCAATATCTCATGTGTATACTCAGGTGTATTAATATAATGTGCTAACATTCTTAACTCTAGTCCTGAAGCATCAGTGCCAAAGATAACGTGAGTATCAGGCTTATCAGTTGTCCATACTTCTCTACATTCTTTACCATAAGGTGAATATGTAGCAGGTATCTGAGCCATATTTGGCGAATGATGACTCATTCTACCTGATACACAACGCAAAGTAAGGACACGACCATGCACTCTTCCAGTGGTTTGATTAACTACATCAAGCCAAGAAGAGATTTGAGACGTTCTCTTTTTTAATAATAAGTATTCAGCTATTAATTTAGCTTCAGCTATATTATCTATCTTTGATAAAACACTTTCATCTACAATAGGTGAACCCTTATCAGTAAACTTGTTTGGTTTCCAACCTAACTTCATAAGTCGTTCAGCTATTTGTTTACGAGATGCAAGATTAAATTCTTGAAAACTAACTTTAGTAAAAGGTACACCCTTTACATACCCACGTGTTTTATTATTTACTTTAGGTATGAACTCTTCCTCAATCTTTAATGGTGGAAAAGTCTTGTGTACTTCTTTTTCTAACTGTTCAGCTTTATCTTCAAGCATTGCATGTAGACTACTAGCTTTTTGTTGGTCTAAATAAAAACCATTGTCTTCTTGTTTAGAAACAATGGAACGTATATCATGCTCAAGTCTCAAAGAATAATCTGAGAATCTTTTACCTTCAAGTTTCAAATGATTATAAACTTTATGTGTAAGTTCAACATCACGTCTACAATAGGTAAGCATCTCTTGACTAAACTCAGTAAAGTTATTGAACTCAAGTTTATTAAATCCAAATCGTTTACCCCAGGAATCTAATGAGTGTCCATTCTCACGTTCAGGATTGTATAGCTGAGACATAATTAAAGTATCTTCAATCTGTCCAATAGTAATCTTTGTACCAGTCAATCTATTTAGAACTGGTGCGTCAAAAGAAATACCATTGTGCATAATAATTTTATCTGCATGTTTATTTATAAATGCAGGAAACTTATTATAACAATCGCTACCAACAAAAGCATAGTTTTCATTTGTCTCCATATTTCTGGCGACAATACAATGTATCTTTGTTGCATCTAGTGAATCTGTTTCTATGTCAACTACTAAATTCATTATAAACTAATATACTCCTTAATCGTTTTTAAGTCAAATAGTTTTTGCAAACTAATTAAATACATTCGTGATGCGTTATGGTCACCACCATTTACAGATACTTTTCTTTCCAAAGAATCTATTATCTTTTTTAGATTCTCAGTTTTGAATACTAACGTGGCATATACATCTTCACCTACACATAGATTATGAAACCAATAGTCAGCTTCAGTTGCATTGATACCTGAAGGTTTACCATAACATTCATATTCAATAGCTATGTTACCAGTTCTTTTCCAAACATCACGTTCAGATTTAACTTCAATCTTTTTATCTTGAAGCATATCTTGAATCATATCTTCTCTAACTTTTCCATAAGCTAAATCAATATCAAACTTCTTTCTGTCTTTACTCTTGGGTTTCAAACTCATCTGCGTTCTCCTTAAAAGGGTTATCTATTTCAGTCATTCTACCATTCTCAGTAGAATAAAGTAAGTAAGAACCTACTCCAGTAGTTCCTGCGTATCTATTTTTAAGTACACGAATAGTTGAAGTATTCTTTGCAATCTCATCATCATCTTGTTGGTTTCTTTCCATACCAATCACTGCATCAGATAACTGTGCGATTGAATGTGAACCACGCAAGTGTGATAATGAAACTTGCTTACCTTCTTCGTGTCCTTTATCATTGTCAAGTCTTCGTAAGTGACAAGCCAACAACATACCTATCTTAGCTTCGTGACATAAGCTACGAAGTTTAGTCATAAGAATATCAATAGCTTTTCTTTCATTACCATCATCTCTGCCTGATATAATTAAACTTAGATGGTCAACGAATACCCACTTACAATCACAACCTTTAGCCATATAACGAATACGATTGATAACATCATCATCATCCATAGAACCAAAGTGGTCAAACAAAACTAATCTTCTATTACCTTTGAGTTCTTCAGACCACTTCTTTAAATCAGACTTGTCTTGCTTCTTCCACTCTTCAGGTTTATGAAGTTCTTTGTTTGCATGTATACCTACTAAACCTCTGAATGTTCTTTTCTTTTCTTCTTCTAAAAACAAAAGACCAATCTTATCTTCAGTAGTTTTCCATATATGATATACGAGCTCACGAAGTAAACTTGACTTACCCATACCAGTACCTGATGTGAGTGTAACCAATTCACCAACACGCATACCATATAACTTTTTATTTAAACCTTGGAAAGGATAAGGAACAGAGTCCACTTCTTCCTCAACCCATAGGTCATCAACGACATCATCATACGTTACAATACCTGCAGGTGTATAAGGTTTAGCATCCCACCATGTGCGAGTAAACTGCTCACGTTTACCTGCCTTTAAATATTCATTAGCATCTTTCAATTCAAGATTAACTATCTTACATTTATTAGGTGGAAATATTTCTGATACTTTATTAGCAGTTTCTCTACCAATACTATCGCTATCAAAACAAATAACAATATTGTCAAAACTATTTAAGTATTCAAAATTTTGTTTACAATCTCTGACTGCTGAAGCTACACCATTCTTAATGGACACAGTAGCATAACGACTACCAGTCATTTGAAAGACTGCCATAGCATCACACTCGCCTTCAGTAATTGTAATGTACTTCTGTCCACTTGTAAACAGATGTTGTCCAAACAATTCAGACTCAGCAAAGTTACCTTGTGTTGTAAACACTTTAGGTAATGCTCTAATCTTATTGGCAACGTGTTTACCTTGTGTATTATAAAATGGATAGATATGTTTTGTTACCATACCATTATTAGATAATGTCGTTACTCCATATTTACTTGCAGTTTCCTGAGAGATATTTCTATCCTTCAACTCAGTTTTATCACCAACATATAAATCAGAATAACTGTTTACATTATTTGTAATAGGTGTTACTTCCACTCCTTCTCCTTTCTCAAAGTATCCACAGTCAGGTGTAAAGCAATGTGCACCATCAGTGTATCGTGCAAGATTATCTTTACTCCCACATTTAGGACACTGCTCGTGCCCAATAAATTTACTTTCCATCTTTAACATCTAACCCCCTAGTGTAGTTTGTTATTATCATTTTTATCGTACATAAACTCAAAGATTTCATCACCTTCAGTTGGTTCTTCACCCATACCTAATGCTATTAGTTCTTGAGCAGTATCATTTAATGCATTCTGCATTGTAAGAAAACCATAGTAATCTTTTTCAGCTTTGGTTATAGCTGTAATTGTTAATGCTCTAGCCATCAGGTACAAAGTTTCAGGTGAGTCATACTTAGTTACAAGTTCCATAATTACTTTATGGATTGCCATAACTACTTCTTCACGTTCTTGTAGTGTTAGTTTTTTTAGTTCCACTATCAACTCCTTCCATCATTTCAACAAAACCATTTATGTCTTTCAATGGAACTTGTTTGATATTTGTTTCTCCACTTGCAGTTAAAACAAAGTCAGCAACTGAAGTAGGTATCTCTTCGTGTGTTTTATATATTGTCATTATCACCTTCCTTAAAACCATTCATAATTAATTGCTTTCTATTTAATTCTGAATTATGAATTATATTCACAAGTTTGTCAAGATACCATTGTGCTTTTTGTAAATCTTCCAAAGGTTTTCCCTTGTAATCGTATCTCCACATATACTTTAATACATTAGCTTTCAAGTAACCCAGGAACTCCTTGTCACTCATTGAGGCTTGTATCGCATCTATACATTCAATCCCATGTTTATTATAATGCTTGGGATTATTTACGTTATCGTATTTTTTTATATGCGTGTCCATATCTTTTGTCCTTTCTTTTATCACCAAATTCTTTTGGTGTATCACATTTAACTGCCTTTATTTTATAAGGTGGTTTTGTTTCTTCATAAATTTTCATTACAGTTTTCTCACAGTTGTCATATAACTTAGGTAAAACTTTTTGATGTATCTTATTGTCGTACTCAAACCATACTGTTATTAAAAAATATGTAAACATAATTCTATCCTGTTAAATATAATGTTATCATTAATGTTAATATAAAAAGTGCTATTAATTTATCTTTCATTATCTTATCTCCATTGGTACTACACATTTTCTTTCCTGCACTGGTATGTACTTAGGGTCAACTG